CACCGCCGCCGCCGTTTCTGTTTCCGCCTGATCCGGGCAAGATACGACCACCAGCACCGCCTTGACCCGCGCCACTATTGGTTAGCCCAGCACCGCCTCCGCCTGCGCCACCACCAAATCCCGGCTGTTCGCCTGTTCCATTGCTACCCGCAGCGTTTAAAACTCCGGCTGTACCGCCAGCACCGCCGCCAGCACCGCCGCCACCCAGACCATTTCGCCCTTGTCCTCCACCACCGCCGCCGCCAGCAATATAGGCTCCTGAATAGTTTATTATCGTAACACCCGAAGCAGTAATGGAGATGGCGTCACCACCATTTGTCCCGTTATTTTCTCCACCTTTACCTATAATCTTGCCGTAGTTTTCTATAGTTGCGTTTGGGGTATCTACAATTAAACCTGCTGTACTCGTCGAATCCGACCATACCCAAAAGTCTTCGGGAATAATTAAAGTTCCGTTGGTCACTATAAAGCTGGAGGTCGTAACTTCCTGTCGGTTGCTTTGACTATTTATTAAAGTCTCAGACGTAAGCGTAACTGTGCCGCTTCCACCCACGCCAAACCCTAGTATGTCATATCCAAAAGAAGTCATTAGGCATCATTCTTTGCGTCTGTCGTGTAAAACAGTTTTATCCCTAAAAGCCTTGCGTCTCCTGTTTGATCGTCTGCCGATACGTCACGCATAATCTGAAAGTATGTCTGCGTATCTACCGCTGCACTTGCTACAGTAACCGCGCCACTTACCGCAGAAACAGTCATGTCGTTGGACGTTCCGCTAAAGGCTTTTGCCGTAGCTACCACGTTAGTTCCAAACGCCGTGTTGATAGAAACATCGTCAGCGATAGATACGCCTGACAAACCCCAAGCTACGGTGCCGTCATCCGTTCCCGTCACGGTCCAAAACGCTTGAAACGTAATGGTTCCCTCGTTCCAAGATTTGGGAAAGCACACGGTAAACTGCGCGTTCTCATCAGAGCTTGCATCAAAGTCCAACACCCTAAGTTCAGGGCCGTTAGAAAGTTCTACTTGATCCAAACCCGAACAACCGTTCGTAGTGTTGGGAGCCATTGCACCCGCTGGAACATAAATGGTTTCTACACCCGCGACCTTTACCGCTGCGGAGTTGTTGGTCAACGCCCCTGCAACGTCACCCGCCCCCGATATATCTAACGTTGCTGCGTCTAACTCACCTGTAAGCGTCAGGTTACGCAGGCTTGCCACATCTTTGTTGGCATCAGCCGTAACCGTCTTACTAGCAACAACCGTACCAACCGCAGCGCCTGTGTCATTGTAGTTTAACTCCGCCGCAGTAGAAGTTACGCCGTCTAAAATGTTTAACTCGGCAGTGGTAGAAGTTACGCCGTCAAGAATGTTTAACTCGGCAGTGGTAGAAGTTACGCCGTCAAGAATGTTTAATTCAGCGGCGGTTGACGTTACGCCGTCTAATATGTTTAACTCAGCGGCAGTCGCAGTAACGCCGTCCAATATGTTTAATTCTGCCCCTGTAGACGTGACCGTTGTTCCTGCCAGTTTTAAAGCAGAAATAGCCGTTGTTCCTGCTAAGTTAGCGTCTGTTAGAAGATCGTACACAATAGCGTCACTACCACCGCCATCGGTAGCAATCATCTTTACTTCGCCTGCCAGAACAGCCACGTTGGCCCCTGATCCTTGAGAGAAAGTCAGCGTTGCACTTGTCGCGTTCTCAATCATCCAAACTTTAGAAACGGTGTTGGGCGCAAGCGTGACCGTGCAAGCCTGACCGCCGCCAGTGCATTTCAAATAGAATGATCGTGCTTGGTCAGAGGTTCCATCAGCTATTGTAATAGTGTGTGTGGACGCATTCGCTATGGCCTCTGAGCCGTAAGAAAACGCTTCGCCAATAAGTTCAAGGTTAGCGTTGGTCTTATTACCCCATGTACCAGACGCTTCGCCAGTACCAATCTCTTCAAGCCTTAGATCGTTTACATATGTACTAGCCATGTTGTTATCCTATGCCGCGATATTCGTCCAAGACGGTGTTTGTGAAGGGGTTATTTGATCCCATTGAAAGGTTTGCCCTATGGCGCTTGTTCCTACAACACCCGTAGGTGATATAAGTGCAGTACCTGTTACCGTGACTGACCCTACCGCGCTTGTTCCAGAAAATCCAGTCACTTGAATGGCTGCGTCTACTGAAACTGTTCCAACAGCAGAAGTCCCCGCAACGCCAGTTACAGGCACATTAACAAAAATGTTACCAAAACCAGCAATGGAGTTGTCAGCTAATGGAGCAAAACCTAACATTACGTCACCTCAACCCAACTTGTTGTATCTTCGTTCCAGTTGTAAAATTTACCATCATCCGGGTACGCAACAGGTGACACCCACTGACATGTTGTTTCATTCAACGTCCAACTAGCATAAGGCTTCGGCTCATAGAAAGCATCGCGGGTACTATCATAAACATAACCGATACCAGCATAGTTTTTTCGTAGTGGTGTACCGCCTAAAGTATGCTGACCGCCATGCGTGTTGTATGATGTTTGAACCCAAGTACCTGCCTGACTATCAACAAAATCTTGCTCTGCAACAATGACTTGCGTAACAATTCCACTTTCTATTTTTGCGTAGTGCGCCATATTTCACCTATTGAATCCTGTATCTTATAATCACAATTCCAGAGCCACCTGCGCCACCTGCGGTTGTAGAATTAGACCCCGTGCCGCCGCCACCGCCACCTGTATTTGCTGAACCAGCAGTTCCTGCTGCGTTTGCGCCACCTGCGCCACCACCACCTGCACCACCTGCACCTGCAACAAAAGAACCAGATGCACCAGACCGTTTTCCACCGCCGCCGCCACCAGCAAGCGTAACAGAACTACCAGTTATACTTGATGCCGTACCTGCACCACCTGCACCCCCAGATGCGTGGGTGCTTCCACCACCTGATGCATTTGCTCCAACAGCAGCAGAGCCACCACCACCACCGCCAGCTTGACCTTCTGCAATTGTGTCTGAAGCTGCGCCATTACCGCCAGCATTACCTTGCGAACCTCCAACCGAAGCTGCGCCATTCTTTGTAAGAGAAGTATTATTACCTTGTCCGCCACCGCCCGAGCCACCTGTACTTGGGTCTTCAACGTTAGCTGAACCGCCTCGGCCACCGCCCGTTGATGTAACTGAGAAAACAGAATTAGAACCATTTGTTCTGCTAGCACCCCCTGCTCCTATGGTAACAGTGTGATTACCCGCTGAAAGCGAAAGGCTACTGCTTGTTTTACGTCCTCCCGCCCCGCCACCACCTGCGCCGCCGCCGCCAGAACCGCCGCCTTGACCACCACCTCCACCACCCGCTACAGTAATATATTCAATATTGTTTCCAAGAACGTCTGCACTATTAACTGTAAACGTTCCAGAAGATGTAAATGTGTGAACTCTAAAGTTACCATCTGTTGTTATAGTGCCGCCAGTTGCGGAATAAAAACCACTTTTAGCATACCTCACGATAACAATTCCAGAGCCGCCCGAAGTCCCTGAGTTATTTTTGCCACCGCCTGCGCCGCCACCTGTGTTTACTGTTCCCGCAGCGCCCCGACCTGTATTATTACCATTGCCTCCCCCTCCATTGCCACCTAATGAGCTTGGCGAGCTATAACCATCATCACCGCCAGAACCACCGCCGCCAGCATAAAACACAGATGACCCGCTTATAGAACTAGCTTGTCCCACACCTCCAACGCCAGCCGCAGACGTAGTTGCCGTGCCGCCTGCCGCCCCTTTACCACCGCCACCCGCACCATTATAAGGAGAATTAACATTTCCGTTACCCCCAGCATTACCTTGTCCTGATGTTCCAGAGCCTCCGAGTGTTGTTCCAACAGAAGCACGACCCCCTCCGCCACCAGAACCACCATTTTGAGCAGAGTTAACAGCATTGATAGTACCGCCTACACCACCGCCTATTGCGGTAAAACCTAAAGCCGCAGTGTTAGCCCCATTGTTACCTTCCGCCCCACCAGCACCGACTGTAATAGTATAGGCTTGGGCTGAAACACTAAAACCAGTAGCATCAAGCATACCTCCCGCCCCGCCACCGCCCGTTTCCGAACCGCCGCCACCCGCAACTATTAAATATTCCACAGTTGTGTCATCAGGAGCAGAGTTTACTGTGAAAGTTCCCGACGAAGTAAAGCTGTGAATTATGAAATCACCAGAAGTTGTAATAGTACCGCCACTTGCATTAATGCCAACGAAACCACCGCTTCTGCTTGGAAAGCTGCCAAATCCACTAATGTTAAACCCAAAACCCGTCATGCGTCATTCGCCGCGTCTGTGGTGAAGAATATTTTAACGCCTAACAATCGTGCCACACCGCTAAAATCATCGCCAGCCGCATTTCCATCCCTAAATATTTGAAAGTAAGTTTGCGTATCAACCGCTGCATTAGTAATAGTCACTGCCCCGCTTACGGGAGAAACTTGTTGGTCTTCTACGGTGCCTATACCCGCGTCTGTAACTGAAACGGCAGTGCCATAGGCAACATCAATAGTTGCACCATCTGCCACTGAAACACCTTGCAAGGACCAAATACAATCATCAGTGTTTGTATTACTTGGCGTCCAAAATACTTGGAACGTCACCGTGCCTTCGTTCCAAGATTTGGGAAAACCTACAGAAAACTGAGCAAAATCATCCGCCGCTGCTGCAAAATCCAATACCATTAGGTCAGGTCGTAGCGCGGTTGTTTCAACCTGCGTTAGAGCAGAACTCCCGTTTGTTGTTGCTGGATACATAGCTGTTGCAGGAACCCAAATGGTTTCCAAGCCAGCAACTTTGACCGCTGCACCGCCTACTGTTGCTGCGCCAGTGACTTCTACACCTGTGGACGTGGTGGCGAGTTTGGTGGCGTTGTCGTAATACAAAACCACAGCGTTATTTTCATTGGTAGAAACCATTGTTTCGCCAGTAATGGTCTGAATCTTAACTTGATCTGAGCCTTGTAAGATTAAATCACCAGTACCGTTGTCT